CAATCAGTAGTAGTTTTATTCTGAATGAAGGACAAAAAGATGGTTGGTATGACCATGCATATATTAAGTATATAGGAGCAACTGCTAGAATTCCTGGAAATGTTTTAGTTGTATATGATTATTTTACCCACAGCGGAGATGGACCATGTACTGTAGATTCATATCCAGAAAGTTACTATGCTAAAATTCCAACATATAAATCTGTTGTGGATTCTCGAGAGTATAACTTAAGAGATTGTTTAGATTTTAGACCTAAACGAGTTAATGGAAGCAATTATTTAAACTTTGACACTGCAATATTTCCTACATCATATATAAACACAGAAGCAGACGTTACTTATTATTTAGGTAGAATTGATAGACTCTATTTAAATAATAGAGATGCTAGTGTAAACAAAACTCAAAATAAATTTAGTATTGATTCCGGTATACCTGATTTAAATCCAAAAGCACCAAAAGATTTTACAGATAGTACTAGACAATTAATTGCTACATTATATGTGGATCCGTATACTGCAAGCTATCAAGATATATTAATAGAATACAATGATGCACCTCGTTATACTATGAAAGATATTTCTATAATTGACCAAAAATTAACTGCGTTAGAAAAACGTGTTAAGAAACAAGGGTTAGATATTATTGCATTAAATAATGTGGTTTTTGATAGAAATGGATCTCAAGGAAATATATTATACAAAACAGGAATGCTTGTAGATAATTTTTCAGGATATGGCCCAGGATATGTAAAGAGTCCAGATTTTACTGCAGCTATCGATACTGCCAGACAAGAATGCAGACCAGCGTTTGCGGCAATAGAACATAATTTGTTTTATGTTACAGATCCGGATGTGTCAATCTTAAATGATTTAGTATATATGAACTATACTGAAGAAGAATTTATTAGTCAAACTATTGCAAGTAGTAGAAATGTTAATCCTAATCCAGATGGGGTGATTGGAGATAATGGTAGAGCAGTTATTTATCCTCCAGTAATTACAGGCGGGGGAGACCTTGCATCCTTAGTTTATGACAACATTGTGCAAGAAAATCAACTAACAGTTCAACAACAAAACATTACCGTTGATCAAACAGCGGGAGTAGCAGGCGCAACCTCTACAATTGCTGGAGAAACAAACACGGTTACTACTATTATAAAATCATCATCAACCGATTCTACTGTCTCCGCTTCAAGTTCTGGCGGCGGCAAAGGCGGAGATGTAGATACTAGCTATATGGTAGCATAATAAATTATTTAAGGTAAAAAATGGCGAATTTTTTCAAACAATTAGTTAAATCCTCAGGTGATGTAAATCCTGCTTCCACAGCAGTTGCAATGGTGACTGGGTTGGGGGCATCAAAAGACGCTGCTATAGATTTAGCAAAACTTATTCTTAAAGATGAGAATAACAAAAATAGCGCAAACACAAACGGATTATTATTAACTGTGCAAAATATAAACCGTATTGCCACAGCCGATGCTATAAGAGATTTAAAAATAAATGAAACTGATACAGGTAGGGCAATTGCAGATACGCTTGCTACTAAAAGTGTAGGAAATGTTGTAAATCAAACGGCAATTGAAAATACTGTTAGAAGTATACCTTCAAACTTTAATACTGCAAATGGAATTGTTGCAAATAGTTTTCAGGTAATTATTCCTGAGAAAAAATTCTATAGTAATGTTATTGGATTTTCTTCGAATGTGACTGCTTTAGAATCTTTTGTGAATACTACATTAAATACAAATAATGTTTATTCTACATCTAATATCACAACATCTTCGGACTATACAATAAACAACGGATACTTAAATTCATATACTCAAGTATCTGCAAGAGATTTAGATTTATCCCCGCACACAACAGGCGTGCAAGATTTAGCAGAAGAAAATTTAGCAAAATTAAAAACTGCATTTTTAACTAACAACTTTTTAAACTAAAAAAATGAATAATGTAACACGTTTATCCTCTTCTGTTGTTAATTTTGATGTGTTTAATTTGCCGCCATACACTCAAATTAAAGTACAAGTTGGCGGAGTAGATCATAGTTCTATGTGCGTAAATGACAATGGCACAGTAGGCGATCCGGTAATATCAGATAGCACAGGTAGAATAAAGGGCAAACTCATCTTAAATAAATGGTGGTCTTCTTATACTTCGGGCGATATACAAATTACGTTTGGTAGTGCCGAGGGAGGAACCGAAGCGTTTGATCCGCCAATTTGGGCAATTGCCAATTTATCTAACAGATTAGATAATACATTAACAAGTGGCGGAAAAGTTGTAGCACCTACAAACGCAGCAGGTATACAAGAAGCAACGACCACATTAAGCCCAGTAACACAAACATTTTTTGTGCCCGAAAGATATAATCAGGGAATTGTTATTACATCCATTGAATTATTTTTTGCTACAAAAGATTCAGAATTGCCGGTCTCAGTAGAATTAAGACGTCTTATAAATGGATTACCATCTGCAGGAACCGTCATAACAGATACTACAGTTGTTAAAAATCCTTCAGAAGTAAATGTCCCAGCTGATCCTAATTCTGGAATAGGTACATCTACCAAATTTTCATTCCCGCCAGTATATCTAGCTCCTGGCGAATATTCTTTTTCTGTTCTATCAAATTCTCCAAACTATACGCTGTTCGCAGGGAAACTTGGAGAAACTATTTTAGGCAGTACTTCAATTGTAAGTAAAGAACCGTATACAGGAAGATTATTTAAAGCACAAAATACAAATCAATGGTTAGAAGAAACAAATACTGACCTATGTTTTAAAATAAACAAAGCAAGATTTGAAACAGGTGTAAAGAGTTTTGAATTACAAACTGCAGCAATTCCTAGAACAGAATTTGATAATATCTTTTTAGATACTGCGCAATATAATTTTGGCGATCTAACAAAGATAGATTACGAAGTTAAAGGTATTCGTTGGTCAGATAATGTGCAGCAATCATATGCGGCATTTAAAGAAAAAACACCATTTAAACTTGTTGCTAGATGGGTAACCGAAAATGTAGGGGATTCTAAAGTACAAGTTACATTTACAAATAATTCTACAGATGTTTCTCCTGCAATAGATAAAGCAAGAACTAAACTATACTCATTTAAAAATTTAATTGATCCGTTTGAGGTGGATACACGGGCTTCAGAATTACAATATAATAATGGAGTTGCCCAATCTAAATATATTAGTAAGATTGTTACTTTAGAAGATGGATTTGATTCCACCGGATTAGAAGTTAAATTAGACGTTAATAGAAAAATTGGTACAGATATAGATGTATTTTGTAGAGTAATTAGTTCTGCAGATAACGGAAGAGATACCTCAATAGAAAAGAAAAATTGGAGATTGTTACCATTCTTTAATCAAACAGCAAATGCCATTAATCAAAGTAGTATTAGCGGAAGTATTGGTAAAGTATATGTAGGCACATCTGAAACAGAGTTTAATACTGAAACATATAAAATTTTAGAAGGCGACTCTTTGGTAACAACCGGTACTCCTAATTTATCATATACTTCAAATGTTGGTACAGGAGCAGCTACAACATTTACATCGTTTAATAAGTTTCAAGTTAAGGTAGTATTCTATGCAGAAAATACAACGATTGTCCCAAAAATTAAAAACTTAATAGCAACTGCGGTAATTTAAAATGTATGTAAAATTAGAAAATGAAAATAGTTTTGTAAAAAATATAGAAAATCTTGCATTAATTAATCGTGATATTGCAGGATTAAAAGAGTATAGAAATAAAAAAGAAGCAACTACTAAAATGATGCACATCTCAGATGAAATAAATAATATGAAATCGGAAATTACCGAGATAAAATCATTGCTTCAACAATTGGTAAATAATTCTCAGTCGGGAAAATAAATGTCAAACACATATTCTGTAAGTAACGTAAACATAGGCACAGTCGCAAATGACGGCCAAGGTGATCCTTTACGCACTGCCTTTGTAAAAATAAATCAAAATTTTGTAAACGTGTATGCCTATGCTAATTTAGCATATTATAATGGCCAAGGTGGCGGGGGCGGAAATATTGTTTATTATAACAATACTACCACAAACGTATTTACAAACGTATTTACAAACGTAACGTATTATAATAATACCGCTGGAAATATAAATGTAATTGGGCTTGTAAACTTAACATTACTTAACGCAGAGTTGGCAAATATACGAGCAGTAGATTTATCCAATCTAAATGTTAGATTAGCAAATCTTAAAATTGATTTGGGTATATTAGATAACAAACTTGCAAATGTGTCCGTTGTAAATTTGGGAGCTGTTACAAACGCATTAGCAAATATTAGTAATATTACCTCATTGGGAAATTTGGGTAATATTATTGGGGCAATTGCAGCAAACGCAAATGCAGTGGCAAGAGTGTCATTGGTATCTAATTTATCTGCAAATGGTACAGCAAACGGACAACAGGCATATAACACAACAGATGGCGGGCTATACATTTGGCAAGGGAATGCTTGGGTAAGTCCTAAAACTGCATTTACTCCAAATGCAAGTTCTATTAGCGGAGTTGAAATATTTACAACATTTTCATTGCCAACCGGACCAGGCGATGGTCGAGACTTTAATGGTAGACAAGGATTTTATAATGGTAATTTATACTTAAGAACAAATGGAGCATGGGCATCTTATAATAGTTTTATTACTGGATCTGGTACTCCTGTCTTATCTGCAGGAATTATTACAGCAACTGAACTTGCTGCAGGTTCAGTAATTGCAGGTAAAATAGGTGCGGCCGCAATTAGCGCTGCAGAAATTACTGCCGGCGCAATTACTTCTAATTTATTAGCAGCAAATTCTGTAATTGCAGGTAAAGTTGCTGCAGGTGTTATTAGTGCAACTGAAATTGCTGCAGGTGCAATTACTGCAGATAAAATTGGCGCAAGTTCAATTTACGCTGGCGCAATCCAAGCAAACGCAATTACCGCAGGCAAAATTGCTGCAGAAGCAATTTACGCTAATAACATTGCAGCATATCAAATTACTGCAGGAAAAATTGCGGCAAATGCAATTACAGCAACTGAGATTGCAGCTAGCTCAATTTTTGCTCGTAATTTAACCGCAGGATGTGTGTCGGCAAATGAAATTGCAGTAAACTCAATATATGCGGGAGCGATTCAAGCCGGTGCAATTACCGCGGGCAAAATTGATACAGGCGCAATCACCGCAGATAAAATTGCGGTAAACGCAGTATATGCAGGAGCAATTCAAGCATTGGCAATTACTTCAGCTAAAATTGATACAGATGCAATCACCGCAGATAAAATTGCAACAAACGCAGTTACTGCAGGCAAAATTCTGGCAGGTGCAATCACCGCAGATAAAATTGCTGCAGGTGCAATCACCGCAGATAAAATTGCAGCTGGATCTATTACTGCCGATCGAATAGATACTAGAGGATTGACAATTAAAGATGCATCAGGTGCTACTATAATATCTGCCGGTGGTCTTTCAGGTTCTATTCCTGTTGCAATTATTGGCGGGGGATCAACAACTCTTCAAAATCTTGCATCAAGTTCAACTGCTATTGCAAAGTTTTTGGATTTACAAAACGATCATCCTGGATTTGGTGTATCTGGAGGAACATATACAAATACTCCAGAAATTACATTAACTGCAGTCTTAACTGGACTAACAGGTACTGTTACATTCGCCGTTACTGCAGGAACTGCAACTTTAACAAGCGGCGCAACTACAAATTCTAGAAAATTAACATTTGCGAATATGGGGTCTGATTCTGTAACAATTACAGCAACAATTACAGACTCTGGAACAACATATAGCGATTTGGTTAGTCTATTTAAAGTATACAATGGTGTTAACGGTACTACTACTCCTTTAATGTATTTGACAGATGAAAACAAAACTGTTGTTGCGGATAGTTCAGGTACAGTTAGTTCTTTTGCAGGAGTTTCTACTGAAGCAGTAGTATATGAAGGATTAGTTGTTTCAACGGCTTCTTGGACTTTTACTTCTACAGCATCCGGATGTACTATATCAACAAGCGGAGTAGGGAATAAAGTTATTAATGTTACTGCAATGTCCGCAGATACTGCAACGGTTACAATTGTAGCGACTAGATCAGGATATGCATCTTTAACAAGAGTTTATAACGTATCTAAAGCAAAAGCTGGTGCCGCAGGTGCTCCAGGTGCACCCGGAACTCCCGGAGGAGCTGGTGCAAGAGGAAGTATAAGAACTTCCGCAGCTGCATCATCTTGGAGTGATGCAACTGCGGCCGCGGCAATTGCAACTGCCGGCGGAGGAAGTCCTAGAATAACAGATGAAGTTACTCTATATAATAATTCGATAAATTATTCTGAAACTAAAGTATATTCGGGATCGGCATGGACAAGTGTAATTGCACAATTTAATGGTTCTATATTAGTTAATGGCACAGTTATTGCAAGTAAAATTGCAACAGGGGCAATTACCGCAGATAAAATTGATGCTGGGGCAATTACCGCAGATAAAATTGGTGCAGGCGCAATTACCGCAGGAAAAATTGGTGCGGGGGCAATTACCGCAGATAAAATAAGTGCAGCTACAATTACTGCAGATAAAATCCAATCAAGTACCGGTACAACAGTTAGTTATGGAAAATATGGATTTGGAGCAGGTGCTGAAATTGGCAACTATAATGGAGTTCTTACTGCAGAAACATTGAATCCATATTACTTTGGTATAATAGGTGCAAGTAATACTTCTCAACCGGGGATAGTTGCAGCTAATAGATATGGATTGCAAGCTGGAGATGCATTTGCATTTTTTAGAATGTCTGGGGGACAATATAGTTCTACGCCTGCAGATTGGAGAACATATGGTAGTCTTGGCGGCTATATTATAGGCGGCCAAATAATTGCTCAAAATGATGTTTTTGGCCCTGGTCCTGGTACTAATAATAGTATAGTAACTTTAGCACATTACGGTGTAGCTGCGGGAAACTTTGCGCAAAATGCTTACAATGGAACTAGTTTATCAGCAATAACACTTGCAGATGCACTTGGTAATGCTATGCGAGTAGTTAAAGGTACTATAGTTACAGGGGCAGGCGTGGTTGTATCATTTACGGGTTCACATGATGGATTGGTATCATCTACTGAAACTGTTGAATTGGGTGATATTTTGGTCGATGTAAGTATTGTTGCAACTCGAGATATTAGTGATGCTATTAGTATTCTTACAAAATCTAAGGAAATAAATCAAAAATCAGTATTAGGAGTTTTACGATCTTATACTAACGATATATACATTCCTCATTGTCTATCTGAAGAATATGACAAAATTATAGAGAATAATTCAGTAGGAGATGCCGCTAACATAGAAAATGCACCTAGTATAATTGCACCTACTATTACAAAGGCTGAAAGATTAAATCCAATTTATCAAACAATTGTAGATAATCATAAGTTTGTATATGTGAACAGTATAGGCGAAGGTCTAATTAATGTATGTGGAGAAAATGGTGATATTGAAATAGGAGATTACATTACAACATCTTCAATACCTGGCAAAGGAATGAAGCAAAGCGATGATTTAATGCATAATTATACTGTAGCAAAAGCAAGAGAAAATGTTACATTCTCATCACCAACAGAAGTTAAGCAAATTGCTTGCTCATACCATTGCGGATAATAAATGGCAATAACTAAAAATTTAGTAATAGATCAAGGCAGTACATTTACTGCCAATCTGCAATACGTTACAAATAGTAAAATACCTGTAGATTTAACAGGATATACTGTTAGAAGTCAAATGCGCAAATCGTATAAAAGCGCAAATGCTACAGCAACATTAATTGCCACTGTTATAGATGCCAGTACAGGAAATATTCAATTAAGTTTGAATGCTTCTACAACCGCAAATATAAAGTATGGTAGGTATGTTTATGATGCTAAAGCAAATATAGGCAATGTTGCTATTAAAATTTTTGAAGGTATCGTAACTGTTTACCCAGGAGTAACACAATAATGGCATCTATAACATCTCGCGAACAATTAAAAGAATATTGCCTAAGACGTTTAGGTGCCCCTGTTATTGAAATTAATGTTGATGAAGATCAAATTGAAGATCGTATTGATGACGCATTCCAATTCTACAGAGAGTATCACTATGATGCTGTAGAAAAAGTTTACCTAAAGCATTTAATAACTGAAACTGATCTAACTAATTTATACATACCTATTCCAGATGCGGTTGTTGGTGTAGAACGAGTATTGCCTTTTAGTCAGAAATCGACGGGGATAAATATTTTCGACATTAGATATCAAATTCTAATTAATGATCTTTATTCTTTAATGTCAACTGATTTAATTTATTATACTCAAGTTAGACAACAATTAGAATTAATTAACCAAACATTAGTAGGCGTTAAGCCTGTTCGTTTTAATCGCCATATGAATCGTCTATACATAGATATGGACTGGGCAGCGGATGTTGATGTAGGAAGTAATATTGTCGTTGAAGCATGGAGAATATTAGATCCGGATACATATACGGATGTATATAATGATATGTTCTTGAAAAGATATGCGACTGCTTTAATAAAGCGTCAATGGGGAACAAATATGAAAAAATTTGATGGAGTACAACTTCCTGGAGGAGTTGTTTTAAATGGTGGTAAAATATATGATGAAGCAGAAGATGAATTACTAAAAATTGAAACTGAAATACAAGCTAGATTTGAATTACCAGTAGATTTCTTTACAGGTTGATACTTAATATCACCTAACCTCATAGCATATACTAACACCGAAGTCAATAGAAGTCTATAGAATTATGGCAACAGTTAACCATTATTTTCAATCTGGCATTCCGATGGGTAGAGCCTCGGAGCAGAATCTCTACGAAGATCTTATAATTGAATGCCTACAAATATATGGGTTTGAAGTCTATTATATCCCACGAACATCCTTTAATGAAGATCGTATTTTGGTTGAGGATCCGTTAAACCACTATGAGAATGCCTATCCTATTGAGATGTATTTGGAAAACACAAACGGATTTGAGGGTGAAGGAGATCTACTAACACGGTTTGGTGTAGAACTTCGTGAAACTGCATCCTTTGTAGTATCAAGACGTAGATGGGATAAGGAAGTTGGTAGTAAAGGTCAAACAGTTTTGGCTAGCAGACCAGCTGAAGGTGACGTATTATACTTCCCATTAACCAAATCTTATTTTGAAATACGCAAGGTAGAAGGTGATACGCCATTCTATCAGCTTGGCAAACTCTACATATTTAGAATGCAGTGTGAGTTAATGCAATTCTCCAGCGAAACCTTTAATACGGGCGTAGATGAGATTGATACTTATACAGATTCGATAGATCAAAATCTTAATAATTTTGAATTATTGGTAGAATCAGATGGGCCGTTATTATTAGAATTTAACACAGAAACGCCAATGATTCTAGAAAGTTACAAAATAACAACAGTTGATGCTGGCGCTAGAAACGAAGACTTTGATACCGGCATTACGGACATATTAGATTTCACAGAAAGAAATCCTTTTGGTGAGGTATTTAAATAATGTTAGATCAAAGATTTTACTGGGGAACAACTCGAAAAGCAATTGTTGCTTTTGGTAATATGTTTAATTCCATTACTATTGATCGTAAAGACGCAGATGGTAATAGTGCAGAAACATTAAGAATTCCATTAGCTTATGTACCTAAACAAAAGTTCTTAGCCAGAATACAGCAACAGCCGAGTCTAGATGATAGACCAGTTCAGGTAGTATTGCCAAGAATGTCGTTTGAAATGTTATCTCTAACTTATGACTTTAACAGAAAAATTAGTCCGGTTCAGCAAAATAGAGCAATCAACGCTACAAATAATACTTTAGATACTCAGTATGCTCCAACTCCGTATAATATACAAGTTGCACTATACATATATGCCAAGAATCAAGATGATGGTCTACAAATAGTAGAACAAATTTTACCATACTTTAATCCGGATTATAATTTAACAATGAAAACAATCCCTCAAATGGGTATTAAAAATGATTTGCCTATTCTATTAGAAGGTATATCGTTTGAAGATACTTATGAAGGTGATTTTTCAGATAGACGTTCTATTATTTGGACATTAAGTTTTACAATGAAATTAAACTATTATGGACCAATTAATAGACAAGGTATTATTAAGAAAGTTGTTACTAATACTTATAGTGATGCTGCATTATTAAATAAGCAATCTACTATGACTGTTCAACCAGATCCAACCTCAGCCAAGCCAGGCGATCCAATTGGCTTTATTGAAACTTTTGAAGATTTTTAATGAAAAATATACCTGAACTTGATAAACTTTTTGATATTGCGCCGCAAACTACTCCGGAGAATTTGCCTGCGATTGCCCCAGAAACTGGCAAGAACATAGATCAAGAAGATGATTATCAATTGGCAAGAAGCACATTGCGCAATCTAATATATAAAAGTGAAAACACTTTAGATGACATGATTGAACTTGCTAAAAATTCTGAGCATCCTAGAACATACGAAGTGGCGGGTCAGCTAATTAAAACTGTATCAGATGTTGCTAAAGATTTAATTGAGTTGCAGAAAAAAGTTAAAGATTTAAAAGATGGCGATCCCGTATCTGCAAAAAATGTAACAAATAATAATGTGGTATTTGCTGGATCTACAGCTGAGTTATTTAAGATGTTGAAAAACAAAGACGACGGTAAGACAATTGAGCAATAAACAAATATCATATAACGGCAATCCTAATCTTAAACCGATAGGTATTGTTGAATCTTACAGCGCAGAACAAGTTAAAGAACTTATGCGTTGTATGCAGGATCCTATCTATTTTATTGAGAATTACTGTAAGATTGTTTCTCTTGATTTTGGACTTGTGCCATTTAAATTATACGAATGCCAAAAAGAAAAAGTACACGTAATACTTAATAATCGTAAAGTTATTCTGATGGAAGGTCGCCAACAAGGTAAGACCATTACATCTGCAGCATGTATTCTTTGGTATACGTTATTCCAGGAAAACAAAACAGTTGCTATTCTGGCAAACAAATCGTCAGCTGCTCGCGAGGTACTTTCTCGATACGAATTAATGTATGAGATGCTTCCTATGTGGATGCAACAGGGCGTTAAGACATTTAACAAAGGTGACATTGAGCTTGAAAATGGTTCTAAAGTATTCACCTCTGCGACAAGCTCATCTGGTATTCGAGGTAAATCTGTAAACTGGTTGTATATTGACGAAGCAGCAATTATCCCAAATAATGTTGCAGAACAATTCTTCACATCTGTTTATCCAACAATTTCTGCAGGTCAAACAACAAAGATTCTTCTTACTTCCACTCCTCTAGGATATAATCACTTTTGGAAATTCTGGAACGAAGCAGAACAAGGCCTAAATGGATTTGTTCCATTGTTTATTCCCTACAACAGAATTCCAGGTAGAGATGAGAAATGGGCGGCAGAACAAAAATCTATGCTTGGCGAACTCAAGTTCAATCAAGAAGTTTTATGCAGATTCCTGGGCTCATCCAATACTCTTATTAATCCAGACACAATTTCCCAAATGTCCACTCGTCAATTTGTTTATACGAAAGACGGGTTGGATGTGTTGGAAGAACCTATACGAGCAACCAAAAAAGACGATGGAACGTACGAGGGACAAGATCATATCTATATGCTTGTAGCGGATACCTCGCGTGGTGTTGGGGGAGATTACTCAGCATTTACGGTTATCGATATAACCGCATATCCATACAAAGTGGTGGCAAAGTATAGAAGCAACAAGATCAGTCCGTTGATGTTTCCTAATGTAATATATAAAGTAGCAAAAGATTATAATAAAGCATACTGTTTAGTTGAGATTAATGATAATGGTCAGCAAGTAGCAGATTCGTTGTATATGGACTTAGAATACGAGAATGTATTCTTTGTTGGAAGTAACAGTAAAACAGGACAATACTTGTCGGGCGGATTCACCCATGGGGCGACTCTTGGAGTTAGAACCACTAAACAGGTTAAACGATTAGGATGCACGTCATTTAAGAGTTTGGTAGAAGGTACAAAGCTATTAATTCATGATGCAGAAATTATTGAGGAAATATCTACATTTATTGAAGTTCGAGGAACCCATAAAGCAGATGAAGGATACCATGACGATTTAGTCATGTGTTTGGTCTTATTCTCTTGGGCAACAAATGAACCATTCTTTAAAGATTTGACAGACACAAATCTTAGAAAAGTATTATACGAAGATCAATTTAAACAGATTGAGGAAAATCTTACACCGTTTGGAATTGTCAACGATGGAATGCCCGAAAGAGCGCAACCCGAAGTTATTGACTCAGATTTATGGTGGAATCAGGACCCTGAAGCAGAAATGAAAAAAATGAAAAGAAATTGGTTAGAAAATGTCTAAAAAGAGATACTTATAAATAAATAGTAATCAATAGTTATATTGGACTATCTATAAAATCTTAAGGAGAATAAGATGGCATTTCAGCTTTCACCTGGCGTACTAGTACAAGAAAAGGATCTATCTGCGATAGTGCCTGCTGTTGCTACTTCCGCTGGCGCATTCGCTGGCGCCTTCCAATGGGGACCTGTTGGGCAAGTTACAACCGTCGATTCTGAAAACAATTTAGTAAAATATTTCGGAGGACCAACCGACGAAACATATACATCATTCTACACTGCAGCTAATTTTTTGTCATACGGTAATAACTTACAACTAGTTCGTGTTGTAAACGAAGGATCCGCGAAAAACGCAATTGCAAACGCAAGCGCAACCGCAATTTTAATTAAAAATGAGGATGACTTTTTAAATGGTGCATATTCGGCGGGCGGTTCAGGCCGCGGTGAATTTGCTGCAAGATACCCGGGTAATCTAGGTAACTCTTTAAAGGTTGTTTTAGTAGACGCAAATACATTTACAACTACCGCAGTCACTCCTAATATTACGGGACAGTTTGATAGTGCTCCAAGCACGTCAACATATGCAACTTCAGTTGGCGCAACCAATGATGAAGTTCACGTTCTTGTTATCGACGAAGACGGATTGTGGTCTGGCGGTACACGCAACTCAGTATTAGAAAAATTCGCATTTTTGTCAAAAGCATCAAATGCTAAGAATACGAATGGGTCTTCTAACTACTATAAAGATGTTATTAACACATCTTCAGAATATGTTTGGTCAATCGATCATCCAACTGGTATGACTTCTGGCGCTAATGCGTGGGGAACTGCTGCAACAACGGGTAAAACATTTACATCGTTATCAACAGGCGTAGCTGCATCTCTATCACTAGGTGTTTCCGCAGAAACCGCCGTAAGCAATGGTAATGTTATTGCCGCATTTGATTTATTCTCCAATGACGAACAATACGATGTTAGTTTAATTCCTGCAGGTCCATGGAGCAATTCTTCAGTTGTTAGTAG